CGGCGGCACCGACGGCGTGCGCGGCCTCCACATCCTCTCGCAGGCCGGAGCCAAGCTGTTCGTGCAGCGCCCCGCCGACTATGCCCCGCGCGATCGCTATGACGGCGCGCGCGCGCTCGGACTGGAACTCGCCGATCTGCGGCAGGAAGCGATCCCCGACTGGATCCTCGAGCAGACCAACCTTGCCGCCTAGGCAATCCGGGAAAAGTGGTCGGGGAGACAGGATTCGAACCTGCGACCCTCTGCTCCCAAAGCAGATGCGCTACCAGACTGCGCTACTCCCCGAACGGCGGCGAGCCTTAGGTTTCCTGCACATTTGAGGCAAGCAGGAACTGCCGCTCGTGGCATTTGACGGCGGAACATGGCAGGAACTGGCCGCCCGAGTCCCGGAATAGTCCCGGACTTTGTTCCTTGGCTGTTCGCGGTCAACTCAGCGCAAAGAGCACACCCGTGTGAAGGTCGGACGCGATTCCGACGAGCGCGCTGATCACCCTCACGAAATCGGCGATCCGCCGACCCCGCCTGTACGCGCTTTGTACGAAGAGGGGGCCCGATCAACCTGCCGGGCTGTCGGCCCCCTCAACACGCTCCGGGTCGTGAGCGCGCGTTGCTGCTACACAGACAGGCTGTCGATGCAAGACGGTGCTGGGGCGGGTCGGTTGAAAATGGGCCGCCGGATAGCAGGTTGAAAACCGGAACCCTAGGTCGAGGCTGGGGGTTACTAAGCCTCCCCGAGGTCATCTTCCTCGGGCTTGGTGTGAAGAACATTCCTAACCTTCACCTCGGCCTCCTTGGCGGCGTTTACGACGGTCGGGGTGTTGATGAAGGCACTATCACGGATCACTATCGCACTATTGATCCTGACGCCTTCGCCGCAGTTAACGGCGATGCACCCCCGCATCACAAATGGCGGCTCATTTTTTGGAAGCTTTGCCACCGGCGCCTCCTTTGGGATCGTGAGTGTTCCGCCGCCCCTTCACCGAAGGCCGGTCACCAAGGTCAAGAAAGGTGTCGGCGTTTGTGTAGCTGTCTTCAATGTCAATCACGGCACCATCACCGGCCTTGATGAAGGTAGATCTTGGGGCTCGTTTTTCTGGGGCGGATGCGGAGTGAGTGTCGTCTTGACCAAAAGGCCAACGCAACAACCAGCCCGCAAGAGCAAGCGCGACGGCGCATAGGGATAAAACCACCACCATGCCTAGATCGGTTAGCCGCCAATCGGTGATGGAGAATGCAGCGGAAATCACGATAGGCACTGAAAGAGCTAGTAGCAGACCGAATCGCGTGCGAACCATGCATGCGAAGATAACACGCTAGGACGCTTTGCAAAACAGAGCGGCCACGCCCCCTACCGCTCCCGCACGCGATACCGCACGCTGCGATCGTCGACCAAGCCGCTGGTGGTGATCACCCGGCAGGTGACGATGTAATCCGCTCCTAGCGTTCCTCCGCTGATGCGCCAGCTCACAATGCCTGCGCCGTGATTCTCCTGGTCGATGGTCAGCCCCGCCCTGTCAGCGAACACATCGACGGTGTCGATCGCATCCCCGTCCTGCAGCCAAGCGCTCCAGTCCATGCCGTGCCTCTCGATGCTGTTCGGATCCTTGATCGGGGCAGTGAAGGTGTAGGGCGTGCCGGCGTCCTCGCGCGTGACGCGGAAGATCGGCGCGGGCGGCACGGTCACCGGGCCGTCGGCCTCGAACAGAGGGGTGTCGAAGAGTTCGGTTTCGAACAGCATCAGCTAATCTCCAAAGTGCGCGCACAGGTCGAGCGCGAAGTTCAGCGCCCAGAGGAACAAGCACACCGCGCACAGATCGCAGTTGCGCTTGGCTTGCGAGGCTATCCAGTGGTGAAGCCGGGTCATCGGTAAGAAACCGCCGCAATCGAAAGGTCGGCTGCGCCAGCAAATGTCGCGGTAATGTTCGACGAAGCGTTGGCAGAAACATTTGAGGCATCGCCAACAACGTGAACCCCACCGGCGGCAACGGTAGAGTCCCGCGTCGAGTAGGTTTCGTCACCAGAAAACGAACCCGGTCCTACGGTGGAGAGACGCGATGTAGACACAGCAAAAACCGATCCGCCCGCATCAGTGGCAAGTGCAGTCGAAACCGACAGGGCAGCAAGCGCGCGGTTATTTGCGCTCGACACCGCCGTTGTTGAGTTCATATCCGCAACTGGGATGGTCGAAACATGAAACCGCCCGCCCGAAGTGCTAGTTGCGCCCAATGTCAGGGATATGTCGATTGAAGTCGTTCCCGCTGGCACTTCCGCCTGCATGATGGCGGCAAGAGGGCCTGTTTGTTGTGCAACAACAGCCCCGGAAATTGGAGTGTTCGAGGGCTGCGCAGTTACCGTTATTGCGCTCGCAGTGATCGAGTTGTTTCCGGTGGAAAGACCGAAGCCGACAAGAACCAGCAGGGCCCCAGAAGATCCTGGAACTGCAATGCCAGTTGCCGTCCGGATAGTCCCTGTTCCGCTAGAAAATGCACTCACGGAGTAAGTGATCGTTGGAAGCGCAGCAGCTCCCGCCGCGACGATGTTGGACGAGGTGAAGTTGAGCGGCGCGGCAATGGCACTGTTATCCAGAACCGCCCCGGTCACACCGGGCAGCTTGCCATACTGGTAGCGCACAAGGCGCTCGACCGCCCCCATGTCGCTATGCGTCAGGCGGATCGTAGTAGCGTCAACCCGCGCGCCCGTTGCGGCTTCCCAATTCGCGCCGTTGTCGTCCGAAACCTCGAAACCAGTGATCCCGCTGGTCGGGGTGAAGTCGGTCCCCATTTCGTGATCAACTGTAATGTCGGTCTCGGTGACACTGTGCCGTTCGGCTGCGGTGGCATACCAAACAGGGCGAGCGCTTTGCGATCCACGAAGGAAAAGCACGGTTTGTGCAGAGCGCGCGCCGGAGCGGCCATAGCTGGGGCCATCCCAATGCACGCCATCGGTCAGCACTGCATCGCGGTTTGAGTGCGAGTAATGAATATTCGGATAGTCAGCGTTGATGCCCGCGAGCGCCTGCTGGATCGTCTGCCACGAACTGTCCGGCTGATTGAACGAGGTCGCCACCGCGCTATCGACGTTGGCAAGGCTGGAAAGCACAATCGGCAGCTGCGCACGGGTCTTGCTCAGGTCAGACGTGATGCTGTCGTGGAACGTATCCAGCGCCGTGCGATAGCCCGAAATGGTGGGCGAAGCGGTGTTCGCATCGCCTTCGCCTTGGTGCCAGATCATATACTGGGGGTCAGCTCCCGACGCGATGATACGCGCAAGCAAGGCTTCGTAGTTTCCGTTTGCAGCACCTTTCTGCAAGAGGGCGATCGGGACGCCCGACTGCCCGCCGTAGACCATGCGACAAACCTGCCCTGTCGCGGCCTGCATCGCATTGAGAAACGTGCGAACGCCATTGCCCGCAGGTTCGACCCATGCGCTCGTATCAGGATCCCAGACAAAAGTGTCTGGATGAGCAGCAGGGCGACCGGACGTATTAGTGATCCAGAAAAGAAAATTCGACTGCCCCATGCCAGCGAAGTCGAGCGGGCCGGTGCCCGGCTTCAACCAGGCGAACCCACTGCCCTTGAGCGACAGAACCTCGCCACCTTGCGCCTTGATGCGCAGCGCGTTGCGCAGATCGAGCTTAGGCATTGAGCAGCACCGCCAGCTCGAGCGCGCCCGGCGTCGCTGCGTTGAACAGGGCTTCGTCGGTGAAGGTCGTGATGGTGACGCTCTGGCCGTCAGCACCATCGGCCCCAGGTGCACCGTCTGCACCCGGCGCACCATCCGCCCCCGGAGCACCATCCGCACCCGGATCGCCCTGCGGCCCCACCAGCGAGGCAAGCCACTGCGCTTCGGTTCCCACGAAGCCGTTGGCGACTGCAATCTGGTAGGCCGAGGCACCGTCGGCACCGTCTGCGCCCGGCGCGCCGCCGCCTAGAGCCGCGATCGCCTGCGCAACCCGTTGCGGCGTCATCACCTTGTCGGTGGCAGTCCCGGCCTCGGCCTCGGCCTGCGTGGCGACAGGGACAGTGTGATCGTCATCCCATGCGGTCACCGCCAGCGGGCGGTTCGCAGACTGGGTGCTGTGGCGGATGGACACCATGGTCGTTTCCTTTCGAATGAGGTGGTTGCAGGCAGAGCTTCAGAAGATGCCGAGGAACTTGGGTCGGGCGCGCTTAACTGCCTCTCGGTCGCGCGCCTCGCATCTCTCGACTATGCCGATGGCAGAGACCGTGCGGTCATTGGCCTTGTCGAGCTGACCGGTCTGGGCGTCGCCGAAGGCGATCCAGTCTCCGACGCTCTGCCCGTCCGGGAGGGGGGCGCCGGGGACAGGCTCGCGCCATTCACCGGGCAGCAGGCTGCTGCAGGCACTCTGGGCGGCCACGATAGGCGGCTCGCTTACAAAGAGCCCGCAGGCCTGCGTCATGCACGCCATCGGCAACAGGAGCAGCAGCCCCCGGCGCTTTGCGGATTTCATCGGCATTCTCCATGGTGGTGCGGTCGGTTTCGGCGGCGCGGGCGCTGGTATCGCCGACGGTGTTGGCAGCATCGGCCCCGCTGGCGATGGCGGCACCGGTCTGGGCCTCGCCCAGCTTGGCCTCGGTCTTGGCGGTGGTGGCACTCTGGCAGGACTGCAGGATCAGGAACCCGGCCAGCAGCAGCGCCAGCACCAGCCCGACGATCACCCGGATCGCCAGCGGGGTCAGGCTACGCAGGAAGGCGAGCGGGCTCACAGGCCCTTCAGGCACAAGGCCCGCTCCCTCTGGCGACGCAGGGTCAGGCCGCGCACCTCGCGCCCACCGGCCTTGTTCCACATCAGGAAGGCATTGCACCCGCCCACCCAATCGCCCGCGTTGAAACGCCGCGCGGCAGTCGAGCGACAGAAGCCGCCGGTGCCGATGTTGTAGGCGAGGCTGACGCTGGCGACGAGCTGGTTCTCGCGGTCTTTGCGCGCCAGCCCTGGCACGCAGGCCAGCACCGGCTTGGCGTGCGCGACCAGCTGGCGTTCAAGCCGGGCGGTGCAGCCCGCTTCAGTCTCCACCATCCCGCGCCTGACGCCCTTCGTGTCGCCGTCGCAGATCGTCCAGACCCCGACGATGTCGGCATAGGCGCGCAGATATTGCGGGCCGCTGACGTGATCGACCAGCAGCGCGCCGTCGTCGGTGACGGTGGCGCGGACGGTGCGACCGCTTTCGTCGTGCGGGATCATCACCGCCAACGCAGCAGCTGCTGCTGCGCCAACCAAAGCAACCAGCGGGCTCTTGGGCACGCCACCACCAGGAGGCGGGGCAGGACGATTATTCGGCTGCGTCATCGCTGGCCCCCTGTTTCCAGAGCCGCAGGACGGTCGGCCCGAAAAAAGCGACCAGCCCCACGCCGATCGCCATCCCGGCCCGGTTCAGCGGATCGGTGGGCATGAAGTTGATGATGCCAAGCAGCAGGTCAGGCTGCGCAGCGAAGGCGCCAACCAGCGCGGCAAAGACGCCCGCTGCCCGCACGCTCAGGAAAGACCATGCCTTGCGCCATTCGGGCACCAGGTGCTTGTCCAGCCATTCGATCATTGTCCTTCCTTTCGGTTGCGTTCCTCGCGAGCGAGATCGGTGAGGAACGTGACGTTGGCGTCGATCCGCTCGACCTTCGGGCCGAGCGCATCCATCTTGGCTTCCTGCTCGACGATGCGGCGCTCGTGGTCCTCCTGCGTCGCCCAGACGACACCGGCGAGGAACACGATGGTCAGGAGGTTGAGCGCCAGCGCGGCGACCGCGATCCACTCTGCGCGGGTCCATCCGTTGGTCATTGATTGATATCCCTGCTCATCGCTGTTTGCGCCTTCACCTTGATCTCCACTTTCACCCGGTCGGCCTCGCGCCAGACCGCAAACTTCCCGGGGATGCAGACGCGCCCCTCCCGGCCGGCCAGCACGCTGGCGACCGCATCTTCGAGACCTTCCATGTCGAACCTCAGCCCCCTGCCGTGACCGTGCCGAACGGCGTGACGGTGCGCGTAGTCCCGCCAGAAACCCGGGCAACGAGCCGGAACTTCTGGGTCGATCCGGCGGTCAGCCCGGTCGCGGTGCGGTTGCAGGTGACGGAACCGAGCAGCAGCGACGGGAAGCCGCCTTCGTCGATCACGCCGGGGTGCGGCGAGGCCGCGGCAGCAGAGCCGACATCCGCCCATGTCCCGGGTGAGGTCTCACGCTGCCACTTGAACTCGACATTGGTGCTGCCGGCCGGAAGAGCATTCGGCACTTCAAGAACGATCGGCCCGCACAGCAGATTGGCGACCGTCACACCGCTGGGCAGGGCAATCGTCATGTCGTTGCTGATCGCCACGAAGCTGGTCGACGAGAACGGCTTCGTGATGCTGCTCGCGATGCTACCCACCCCTGCGGCGACGTTCGGCACGTAGGTGACGTTCACCGGCAGTTCGGTCGCGATCCCGTCGCTGTGCGTGTAGCGGACGGTGTAGGCTCCGCTTGCCGCGACACCAGACAGCGTCACTGTCCCCGTGCCGGCATTGATCGTGATCGTCGCGCCGGTGACATTGATGGAGGGCAACGACCAGGTGCCGCCTGTCAGCGTCGCCGTGCCGCGCTTGGCGGTGTGCGTCACGGTGCGGTTGCCGGTGTGGCCTGCCTCGCCCTGCTTGATCTCGATCACCGGGAACTGCGGCTCGATCGTGCGCTGCGCAGTGGCAGTTACATCCGCGCCGGGCTGATGCCGCCCGAAATAGGGCAGGGCGGCGAAGATCGTGCTGGTGTTGCCGCCCGTGTTGTTCCCCACCAGCGGGCGAACGTAGGCCACCCCCGCCGGACAGGTCCACTGGCCCTGCATCCGATACCAGGTGTTGTTCGGCCCGCCGATCGTTGTGACGCCGGGAATGTCTTGGACCCCGATATAGGCACCGGTTGCGTCATAGGTTTCAACGCGGGCGGTGATGTTGCCGGTGGCCGAGCTCGAGCGGAAGAACCAGCCCGAGAAATAGTAAGTCTCGCCCGCCTGCACCGCGCCGCGTTCCAGCGCCGGAAAGGTGCTGCCGAGGAACCAGATCACCCCTTCGCCAAGGAACACCGCCCGGTGCCGGTCGTAAAGGTTGGCGCCCGAAAGGCCGGGCGAATAGGCCGCGTTCGAATAGACCCAGCCCTCGCCAAAGATCGGGTCGGCGATGAAGTTGCCGCCGAAATCGCCATCCACGCGGCCGCCCGGAAGCTGCCCGATGAACAGCGGGCCGCCCGCATCAATCGCATCGAGGCCGTCTTCGTTGAGCGCGCCGGTGTTGCGGGTCGGCCCGGCAGCCCACACAGAGCCGTCCCAACGCGACAGGAAGCCGGTGCTGGGGCCGGATGTCACCAGATAGGTCTGCCCAACGAAAGAACCGCTGGCAGGCCGTGCAGCCAACGTCCCGGTGAGATCGGGCGTGGGGATGACCTCTTCGACCTTGTAGCCCGCGAACTCCAGCGTCATCGGGCTGGTGCCGCCATCGCCATAGGTGAAGCCGACACAGAAGGTCTTGCCATTGGCCGGCGTCGACGCGGACCCGCGCGGGCCCATGAAGATCTCGTAATAGCGCCACTCGCTTTCGGGGTGCCCCGTCGAACCATAACCCCAGTATGCGAAGGTGCCCGCAAACCATCCCGGGATCGACGATCCGATAATATTGGCCCCCGCAGCATCCTGAAACGCGCAGGTCAGGCGCAGCACCCGGTTGCCCGTGGTCCGCACCCATGCCGACAGCTTGTAGGTCTTGGTCGTATCGAGCGGGATCGGTGCGGACAGGATGTTGCGCAACTGCGGCGTCGTCTCGACGGCGCGGATGCAGGACACGCCCACCGGCACATCCCCCGGCGCCTGGACGCTATAGGTCGCACCCGAACCGTTGAGCGTGAGGGGATTGGTCCCGTTCCCCGAATTGAACCACAGCGCCAGGCTGTCGGTCTCGTGGCCGGTGTTGAGCGCGGATCCCGATGCTGCCAGCCTTGTGCGATCAAGCCGCACAATCGTGATCCTGTCAGTGATGCCGCTCAGGGTGGCCGTCACCGTCACCTGCCGATTGGTGCCGAAATTCGCGGCCGTCAGCGTGCGGGTGTTGCCCGAGCCGCCCAGCGTCACTGCGGGCGAGGTCGACCATGTGGCCGTGCCGCTGAGGTTGTTCAGCAGCGCCTCGATCGTGATGGTCTGCGAAGCCGGATTGGCGACCCCATCGGTGAAGGTGAACGCCTGATTGTCGGCCGTCAGCGCCAGCCTCGGGCCGGTGACGCCCTGCTTGGACTTCGCCAGCGTATAGGTGCGATCATAATTCACGCCCGCCCAGGTCGCGCGCAGCGTGGCGGTGGCAAGGTCAACGCCCGGATCAGAGACGGTGTAAACGCCCGTGCTCGAATTGATCGAGATCCAGCTCGGCGAGGCCGGGGTCTGCGCCGCGATCGAGAAGGTCGGGGTCAGCACCACATCGCCGCGCAGAAGGCGCATCGTCCCTCCCGCGCTGGTGAAGCTGCCGCCGCTGCCATCCGCTGCCGTGGCGACAACGTGCGCCTCGTTGCTCACGATTACGCTGATGCCGGGAAGCCCGTCAGCCCCCGCAGGCCCCGAACCCGCATTGGCAGTCAGCGCCCAGCGCGCCACATCGGGCGGCGCGTTGCCGGTGCTGGTGTCCACGATCAGCTGATAGGACGAACCCGAAAAGATAACGGTGTCGCCGCGCACATAGGTGGTGCCAGCATCATAGGTGCCGCGCGGGACGTTGCGGGTCGCGCCGGGCTCCAGTCCGATCGATGCTGGATCGACCGGCGGTGAGAAGTTGGTCCAGTACGAATTGCTTACAGTTGGCCACACAGGCAAATCCTGCCCTGCCGCTGGCGTCGCATTGGAATAGGCCCAGCTCGCACCGTCAGAGCCGGTCACCACGTCGTCGCGGCGGTACACCCGCGCGGCCGACCATTCGCCCTGCCAGCGGTAGGCGAACGCTGCTTCGTCTGGCGAATGCAACTCGAAGGTCGGCTCGGCCTCCGTCGCAAGCCGCCAGTTCGGCGGCAGCTTCGCCAGCTCTTCCACGGCCAGCACCCGCTGGGCGCTGCTGTCATCAGGGTTGAGGGCCTCGCCCGAGGCCCCGATCGTCAGCGCCTGGGCAAACAGCTCGCCGGTGAGCGAGACACCGGCCACCGCCCCAACACTGTCGGCCAGCTGCGCCACGATCTCGCGCGGCGTCACCTGCTCGCGCAGCTGCAACTGCAGGTTGTAGGGCCGCGCCGTGTCGAGCGCCGTCAGGCTGGCCGCATTCACCGTGCCGCCTGCCAGATCGGCAATCCGCCGGATGATGGCCCCCGGCCGCCGGACATAGCCGCCAGTACCGCTGTTGCTGCCCGAGACGTCGAAGCTCACCCGCCCGTCAGGCGGCGCGCCAAGCCGCACCAGGCCGAGCGCCAGACAGGTGCCCCAGCTGCCGTTCGGGATGCTGGCCGCCTTCAGCGCTGCCAGATCGGCAAAGTTGCCCGCGCTGGGCCCGAGGCTGGCGAGCCGGTCATAGACCGCATTCACCGCCTGCACCGGGCCATTGCTGACCATCCAGATGTTGTCGACATTGTCGATCAGCACCCCGCCGGCGAAGCGGATATTGCCCAGCGCCAGAGGTTCGGGCTGGCCGGTGAGATCGGCCGGGCCCTCGATCCCGCCGCTGCCGGCGAACAGCGCCAGCAGCGGCTTGTCGGCCCAGCTGTCCTTCACCGCGGCGTCGAAGCGCGCGGTGCGGCTCGCGTCATCGATGTCCGGCTCGCCGGTGATCCGCCCGTCGAAGCGCAGGGTGAGCGGCCCCAAATCGACCGTCGCGGTGCTGGTGATGTCGCCCACCCAGATCCGCACCCGCGCATCGGCACAGCGGGCCCGATTAGCGGCGAGTGCGCCAAAGGCGGCAACACCGATGGTCGCCACCGAAAAGCCGGTGCGCGGTGCGGTCACCTGCCCGGCAAACCCGCCGCCGAAGAAGTCGAGCGCGAAATCCGGCAGGTCGACCAGCGCCGGGTCCCATTCCTCGCCGCCCAGATGACAGGCCTCGGGAATGTCGTGGCTGGAAAGCCGGATGGGCACAGCTCCGCCCGACGCGTCCTGCGCGTCGATCCGGATCAGGGTCACATTCATGTCAGTCGACCGCGACGAAGTTCACTTCGGCCTGCCAGGCATTGGGCACGCGGTGGATCGTGCCGAGATTGCCGGTGAGATGGCCGATCCCCATGCGGTTCTGACGCTGGGGATGGGCATCCGGTTCGCTCACCAGCACCACCGGATCGGTGTTGCCGATACGCTCGAACAGGCGCTGGAGCGTGTCTTCCACCTCTTCGCGGCGCAGGCCGGAAAAGGTCAGCCCCATGCCGCGCAGCTTGGCACCCGGACGACGGATCACCACCCCGCGCGGGCTGTAATCCAGTGCGCCGAGATCGCGCACGCCGAAGGCCGCGCCGTAGGAATAGTTGCGGGCAGGCTGGAGCCGCTGGCCAATGGCCACCAGTGCGATCTGCAGCGCGGCGCTGGACAGCGCCGAGAAGTTCAGCCGGACATAGCGCGCCAATGCGGGGGCCCCGTTCGGCGCCAGCCACAGCGCCTTGCCACGCCCGGACACGGGCAGCACGGCGCCGGCCAGCAAGGGGCCGGTGCCGCCCGCCCAGAACGCCCCGCTAAACGCGCCCTGCGCAGCCGTGGCAAGGTCGATCGACCAGCTCCAGGCGGCCGAAGGGGCCGCATTGCCCGCGCCGATGCCGAACAGCGCGATCGTGTCGACCGGCTGATCGGATCCGAAATCGATCACGATGTTGCGCGTCGCGCTACCGGCATCGCTGCACCACACCCGCCCCATGCGCGGCACCGGCCAGGGCGAAAGGTTCGCAGCCGAAAACCCGGACGCCGTGTTGCTCGGCGTGATGGCAGCCCACTGGAGCGGGCGGAACAGCAGGGCGTTACTCATCCGATCACCTCCAGTTCAGTGCGCTCTTCGTTCAGGTCGATCCGCCAGCGCGTCACCATCACCGGCCCGTCAAAGCCCAGCTCGGGATCGGTCAGCGTGAAGGTCGGGATCCCCGCGGTCGGATCGATCCACAGCAGGCCGTCGATGATCACCGCAAACCGGCGGCGGAAGGTGCCGGTCAGCGACGCCTTGAGCGCCAGGACGGCCGAGGCATCCGCCGCGCTTTCGAAGAAGCCGGGCTCGGGCGCCTTGGCCTGATCGCCGGCCGCCGGATAGCGGGTCTGGATCGTGGTATCCTCGCGCGTGACGAGCCGCGCGCGCCGGGTGGCGCGGATAATGTCTGCAGGTAAAGCGGGCATGATGATCTCTAATTCGCAAACAGCCGGGCTTCGCCGATGAAGTTGCCGCTACCGCTCGAAAATGACCCGCCGTTGTCGTTCACAGCGGCGAGGATCTGGTTCAGGATCGCGGTCTGCTCCGAAAGGATGATCGCCGCGTCCTGCGTGTTCTGTGCGATCGCCTGAGAGAACGGATCGCGGGTGTCGCCCGGCCGCGCGCTGGCCTGATCGACAAACCCGATCGCCTGCCCCGTCAGCGCACGGATCCGGTCGAAATCCGAGAAGAACGCGCCCGAGCTGGCATTGCTCTGGCGGCTGATCGACAGCAGCAGCTGGCTGGCCTGCGTGAACCCGTCCTGATTGATCGCCGCCGCTGCCGTGCGCGCCGCCGCCTCGGCGCGTTCGATATCGGCCGCGCTGGCACCCGAGGCGCGCAGCCGCTCGACTTCGGCGCGCGCGCTTTCGGCCGCGCTGATCTGGGTCAGGAACGGTTCGAGCTGGCGCTCGGCCTCGGCGCGCTGCTCGCGCAAGCTGAGCGGCGAGTTCGAACCAGCGTTGAGGCTGGCGAGGAAATCGGCAAGGGTCTGGCTGGCCGCGCCGATGCTGGCGATTGCGTCGGCCTTCTCCAGCTCCCACAGCTGGCGCGCCTGGGCGAACTGCTCGGCGCTGGCGCTGCCTTCGATCAGCGCATCGTTCACCCGCTTGAACTTGTCGTAGATCTCGTCGAGCGCCGCGCCCAGCGGATCCATGCGCTGCCGCAGCAGCTTGGGGATCTGCTCGATCAGCAACGCCTTTTCGATCTGCGCTTCGAGGTCGCCGCCGCGCTGCAGCAGGTTCTGGCTGGCTTGGCTGATGCCGGTGATCACGCCATCGGCGATCAGGTCCTGCACTGCAAAGCGGATCGCCGCTTCCTGATCGCTGCCGAAATCCACCGCACCGCGGCGCGTGCGCGTGCGGCCTTGCCCGGTAGGATCGACGCGGAAGTTGTCGTTGCGCACGCCGATCGAGACCGACCCGCGCGAGGCATCCACACTGCCGCCGAGCTCGCCCGCGATCTGGTAGATTGCATCGATCAGGCTACCGGCCGCACCCGTCGCCGCCTCGCGCCGGCTGCGCGAGTTGCCGCGCGTGCCGGTGATGCCGAGCTCGCCGCCCACCCCGCCGACCGTGGCGCTGCCACGCCTTGCGCCGGACAGCAGGCCGATCAGGGGCTGGGCTAGGCTGAAGGCAAGGCCTGCAATGCCGAGTGCGGTTCCGGCCGTCGAAAGCAGGCTGGAACCGCCGCCGAGCGTCGCGCTGAACCCGCCGCCTGTGGAGGGAATAGCTCCGCCACTGCCGAGCAGCCCGCTGCTCGAGGCTGCGCCGCCACCACGACCAAGCCCAAAAATCCCTCCGCCGAAGCCAGGGATACCGAACCCGTTATCGTTCGCGGCACCGAACCCGCCGCCGCCCATGAAAATGCTGGCGAGCGGCGAGCGGCCCAGCGCGCCACCGAGGGCCGAATTGAAGTTGAACCCCTGCCCGGAGATCATCGCCAGCGTCCATTCGGCGGCGATCTCGGCGATGATGCGGGTGCCTTCGTCCTTGAAGCTGCGCCACAGGTCCTTGGTGCCGCCGCGGAACGCCGTCTCGTAGAAGTCGGCGACATCGAGGATCGCCTGCTCGTGCAGCCGGCGGAAAGCCTCGGCCTGCTGCTCCGCAATGCGCTGGGCTTGTTCGGCCTGCTTTGCGGCTTCGCGGTCCTGCGCAGCGCGCGCCTTCTGGGCGGCAGCATCGCCGACCGTCTTCTGGGCGGCATTGCCCTGGTCGATCAGCAGCTGCAGACGGTCCCTGTCGGCTTGCGTCAGTTCCTTGGTGATGCCCAGCGCCTTGGCGAGCGCCTCTACCGTGTCGTTTACAGCGAGCGGATGCTGGCGCAGGAAGGCGAGCTCGGCCTCGGCGCGCGCCGCCGCTTCTTCACCCTGCTCGGCGCGGATCCGCTGGACCTGCGCGCTGTCGTCCTGCGCCTTGAGCGTGCGGGCGATCGCGTCGCGCAGCTGCTCTTCGTTGCGGATCGCTTCCTTGGCGGCACGCTCGGCCTCGCGCTCGGCTGCCGACTGGGTCGGGTTGCGGGCACCGCCACCAGCGCGCCGGGTGCCGCTGCCGCCCCCGGTCAGGCGAGGTGGGGCAACCTGTTCCTGCGCGCCCGGATAGCGTGACAGGAAGCCGCCGGGGCCTGCCCAATCGCTGTCGACGCCGGGCTGAAAGCGCACGTCCTTGAACTGGATAAGCCCACCAAGATAGGAACCAGTGACGGTCTCGCGGCGACCGAAGCGACGATCGAGGTTGCCGATCGCGGCCGCGCGCTGGGCGGGCGAGAGGTTCTTGGGGAGGTTGCCGACCTGTTCGCGATACTGCGCCTCGGTCCGCATGAAGGTGAGCATATCGCCCGAAGCCCGCACCGCCGCTTCGGCCAGGCCGAACAGGCTGTCAGCCAGCCCGTTGATGGCGTCGGCATTTTCGGCCACCACCTTGGCCACGCTGCGCGACAGCTGGTTCTTCATCTCCGCGATATTCGCGTTGATCTGCTGAAGGTCCTGAATTTCCTTGGCACTCAGCGCGCCGCCGAAGCGGTCAACATCAGCCGCCGCCTGTTGAAAACCTTCGCCACCCTTGATGAGCAGCGGATAGAGGATCTGGAACTCGTCACCGAGCAGCTGCGCACCGAGCCGCATGCGCTCGGCCGGATCCTCGATCGCGGCAATCCTGTTGGCCAGATCAAGCAGCACCGCATCGGTCGCGCGGGCCTGTCCGGAAACGGTCTGGAAGGAGATGCCCAGATCAACGAAGCCCTGCTGCGCGGTACGGTTGCCCGCGTTCGCCTCGCCGATCTTCTGGGTGAGGTTGGCCAGCTGATCGTTGAAGTCGTTCGCGCTGATCTTGGCGGTGTTGGCCGCCTGACGCCACACCTGCAGATCCTCGGCGCCGATGTTGAACTGGCGCGAGGTGCTGGCGATTTCCGCGCCGAGCTCGCCAGCGCTGCTGATGGCGGTGCCGATCGCGGCGCCCAGCGCGCCCAGCGCAGCCGTGCCGAGGAAGCCTTTCACAAAGCCACTGCCCGACCGGCTCCCGGCGTCGACAGAGAGCTTCTCGGCTTCTTGCCCGATATCGTTGAACCGACCCTTGAGCTCGCGGTCGAACTCCTCGCCCGCAAGGCGCATCCTGATAATGACGTCCTGCCGGGCCATGGGTTTCTCCGATAATCGAAATCACTGAAACGCTTGATCTTGCGACCAAGCGCGCCAACTATTGCGGTCAACCGCCAGCTTCATGGAGCCGATCGCGTGGACCGTTTTCTTCTTTATGCCGCCAACGCCGTCGCACTGCTCGCCACTCTGGCAGCCGTGATCCTGCTTGGCCTTGGCCTGATTGATCTGATGAACGGCATCGCGAAGACCGAGATATGGCTGGCCATCATTGCCCTTGCCGTGGTGCCCTATTGCTTCACCGGCACGCTCCACCGGATCGTCGGCATCCCTGATCGTTCCTAAAGCAGCCGCGCCAGCTCCTGGGCAAATTCCTGCGCCATTCTCCGCTCTGCCCTTGCCACTGCCGTGCCGATCGACACGCGGTTGGCGTGCGGCTGTGTCTCGATCAGCGCGAACACCGCGATGGTGCCTGTCTTGCCCACATCCTGACCGCCCCGCCGACGCTCGCCGGCCAGCTTGGCCGGGTTGAACCCGCCGGGCCCGAAGGCCCCATCGGCCACCAGCAACGGCGTCTTGCCCGGGCGGAACAGCGGCCGGAGCTTCGCGCGAAACCGGCCTTCCCACTGGCGCGGGCTGATGTTGCGGCCCAGGCTGGTGCCCAGCGCCGCCTTGAGCGGCACCGCGAGATATCTGTTGCCCACCGCCCGGTTGGTACCGGGCAGCGACCAGTATTCGATCAGGCCCTGCGTACGGCGCCCGCCATTGCCGAACACCTCGCCGCTCGGATCCTTGGCTGGCGTATCGCCGCGCGGATAGACAGCGCTCTTCCACGCCCGCCAGGCATTGCCCTTTGCGGCTGCGCGGGTCTGGGCCTCGAGGTCCTGTTCCAGCGCACGGGTCGCGCGCTGCACGGCTCTGGTTCCCGCGCGATAAAGCAGGCCGCGGGCTTCACGGCTGACCTCATCGAGGTTGAGCGCTTCAAACGTCGCCCGCATCCCGCTTGCCCTCCGTCACCCAGTAATCGAACAACGCGAAGGCCTCCATCGCCAGCGCAGGCTGGTCGAGGTATCCGCCCGCGCGTGGCATGATCATCGGCCCGATCCCGGCCATACCGCCGCCGCGTGCGCTGCGCAGCTGCGCCCAGGTCTGCACCAGCGCCCTTGCCCACAGCGGGCAGGTGAAGCGCGGGTTTTCCGCAAAGGCAAAACCGCCAATTTCCCATCCGCCTTCGACGCTGCGCGGCAGGCGGAAATCGCCCGGCGAAGTGAACAGCGCAAAGGCGGCCCTCAGTTTTTTTCCTCTCCCGCTGCGTACTGGAAATTGTACGCCCGGTTGCCCGCGGCATAGATCAGCGCCGGGTGGATGCGCCGCAGCACGGCGTCGGGGATCGCGCCGCTCTTGTCGCGCTCGAACGCCACCGGCTTGCCGTCGGTGCCGGTGACATTCTCCCAGTCTTCGATGAAGCGCTGGAAGGCGAGCAGCGGCATCAGGTTGCGATAGCGCGCGTTTTGCTCGACCAGCTGGCGATAGGTCGGCCAGCTCTTGGCCAGAATACCCTCGATCTCGGCAATCTGGGCGCGCTCTTCGGGCATGATCTCCTCGCGGCTGTCATCGCCGTGGAACCCGCGCAGCAGCTCCTCGAGCTCGGCCGCCTCATCGCCCGCCAGCGCGTGCACCCCGGCGATCGCCGTGTCGAGCATGACGAAGGCCGGAACCGGGGCGGCCTGATGCCGCCCCTCGAGCTCGGCATCGAACGCGCTCCGTTCGATCAGCGATGCCATCCGGATCTTGAAGCCGGGGCGCGTGTCGGCCTTGCCTTCTTCCGGCTCCTCGCCGGGCCGGTACCAAGTGTGATCCTGCATCCGCCCCGCCTCAGTAGAAGCACAGGACAGCATCGCTGTCCCGCGTCTGCGGATCGAGGCCCGAGTTGAGCGCAAGCAGCGACAGTTCCTCGGTGCGGTAGATCCCACGGCGGCCCGGCGAGATATCGGCGGGCTGGGTCAGCGGCGTGGTCAGCGACCAGCGATTGCCGGCCACCGTGCCGCACCGGATCACGGCCGGGTAGCGGGTCCCGCCCTCGATATCGGCGATGACGTTGCGGACCGAAACCAGCGTGTCGATCGGGTCGAGCGTCAGGGTCGGGGCACGGCGGGCGATATCGGCCGGGCCGAAGCCGAACGGCGTGTTCGGATCGTCGGTCACTTCCATCGCCTGCGCGGTCGCCAGCGCCCAGTTGCGGACCGCCAGCGGCAGGCGGTTGACCAGCACCGAGCTGGTGACGCCGCTTGAACCCATCGCCAGCGTCGGCGCGGTGTGCTGGGGCACGCTGTCAGCCGGGCGGGCGACATCGCTCTTGCCCAGATAATTGCCCATGAAGCGGAAGGTCATGAAGCCGGGACGAGCCGTCTCGCCGGCGAAATCGACCATGCCGCGCAGGCCTGCAAACCGGCGCAGCACCCCGTCTTCGTAGATGTAGAGCGTGCCGGACGGGTGATCGGTCGCCCGCGCCGCTGCATCCGAAGGGCTGGTCGGGGCATAGGTCCAGTTGGCCGGCAGGGCAGCGGTCACCGCCGCCGCGAGCGCCGTGCCGAACTGGTCAGTCAGCTGCGCCACGCGGGCGGCGGTATAATCGATCACATGCGCGATGCGGCCGCCCGAAGAACCGCCGGCCAGCTGCAGCGGCATGCCGCGATACAGCTGAGCGGTGGCGGCATAGGGCGCGGCGAGCGTGGCCGAATTGACCGTGCCCGATGCCAGCGCGGTCGCAGCTACCGCCGCCGAGAAGAATCCGCGCCAGCCACAGGCGGCCAGCAGATCGTGATGCGGCGGGCGGATGAGCGAGGTGTAGGTCACACCTGCCCCGGCGCCCTTGATCCGCACCCGGAAGGTGATTTCCGCAGGCTGACCAATCACCAGCGGTGCGGCCGCAGCGAGCGACCCGTTGGCTTCCTGCGAAGCCTCGGAGCGGTACGGGCCGTTGTACTCGACGCTGTCGACCTCGAACGGAAAGGCGTTGGTCGCGTCGGGCACAGCATCGACACCTTCGGTGGTCTCGATCTTGAACCGCATGGCAACATTGCCGTGGCGAATTCTGGACATTGTGGTCTCCTCAGGCAGGTTGCTGCGGTTCACCGAACCGCGTGTGGTAATGGATGGCGAGCTCGAGCCCGAAGCCGAGCCGGTGGTCCTTTGCGCGCTCGGCGACCGCCATGTTCAGCCGCTCGATGCGGATCTCGGTGGCAAGGCCGTCCAGCACGGGCTGGGTAAACAGCGCCTCGATCACCGCGGCGTAGAGCGCGTTGGCGGCGGTGTGCGGCGCATCCCCGGCAACGAAGCCGTCGATGCCGACCGACATGACGAACGCCATCGTGTCGGTCTCTTCCTCGTCGATCGCCGCCGTGTCGCCCTGGTCGAAGATGAACAGTGCGGGCATCTGCGTCGGGTCACCGGCGGGCATGCGCTCGACCTCGCGCACCACCGGGCTGGTGATCGCCGCAAGCCGGGCCTCAATCGCGGCGAAGATGCTTTCGCGGACCGCCGTCATGCCGCTGCCTTCACCGTGACGCGGAAGGCATCGACATCATCCAGATCGACGAACTCGTCGACGGTCCAGATCGTGCCGGTGCCATTGCCCTCGATCAGGATGTCCCCCCGCTTGGGGATCCCGGCGAGGTCTTCCTTGCGTAGCTCGAACGACAGCGACCGCGCGCTTTCGTCGGCATAGAGCGAACCGGCGGCGCCATGGGTCCGCACGGCATAGATCGATTTCGAGACCACCCCGGCGCCGGTGTAGCGCACTAGCTTGCCCATCGCGCGATGGATGGCGCGGGCCGCGTTGTCGCCGCCGGGAAGGTCGGTCATGGCGGCTCACTTAGCCTTCTTGGCCGCGGGCGTGACATCGATGGCGGCACTTGCCGCCACGAGCGCCTGCGCCCGATCCTGCGCGATCTCGCCCGCCTCGTCGCCAACGGCCAGCTTGGCACCGGCATCATGCCGCGCGCCGCCATTGTCGCTTGCCGGGGTGTGGAGCAGGATCGCCTTCACTGGGCCGTATCTCCGTTGTCGTCGGTGTCATCAGCTGCACCATCAGCCTCGGGCTCATCGCCGCCGATCTCGGGTGCGGGCACGCCCTGCGCTTCGAATTCGCTCTGGCGAACGACGCGGCGGACCGTGACGGCCCGGGCGAGTTCATCCTTCGAAACACCGGTCACCTTTACGCCGCGCTCGAAGGCCTTGCCTTCGATCAGGATAGTCTCGGCGGCGACCAACGAGTCAGCCTTGGTCTTATTCTCGGTCATCATCAGGTTCCTCGGGTTGGTACCTTGGGGTCTGCCCCGCTCTCGCGACTTTGGGGGGGAGAGAGAGGAGGGAGCGGCCCGCGGCCGCGCCGCTCCCGGTTGCTCACGATGGCGATCAGCCGGTGATGGCGTCCACCATCGCGGCAAAGCTCTGCGGATGGCGCACGGCAACATCGACAGACTGGTGCGCCACGATGCGCTTCTTGCCCGCAGCCGACCCGGTGTACGGATCGAGCAAGATGTCGAGGCCGCCCCACATGCCGATGATCACGTCAGCCCAGTTGCCGAAGATGATCGCCGACAGGTTCGTGCCGGTGCCCTTGGTCAGGTTGCTGGGCACCTGATTGGACACGATGGCCGGATAGCCATTCAGCGGCTGATCACCTTCGCCCCAGATTTCACGGCCACCGCCGGCGAACTTCTCGGTTTCCTTCAGCTTGCCGCGCACCTTGGTATTGGTGATGTAGGCCAGCGTGCCGACCAGCGCATTGTCGGCGGCAACCTCGGTTTCGAGCTTGACGATATGCTGCCAGGCGGGGGCGGCACCATTGGTTCCGCCCACGACTGCACCGATCCCGGCCGTCTGCATCACTCCGCGCGGCACACCGCCGGAGCCAGCGCCGTTGAGCGAGGCGAGATCAAGCGCGATCGCCAGCTGCAGCATGATGTCACGCCGCACCATCACTTCAGCGTCGATCGACGACTGCAGCAGGAACTGGCGGCTGTACTCGACCAGGGCACCAACGGTCTTCGGGGTCATCGCGACCTGATCGAAGGTCGGCGCACTGCCGGTCACTTCGCCGTTTTCCGCGACCCAGTAACCGGTCGCCCCGCCCGTCTGGCGCGGGATGGCGATGTTGCCGTTGAGATCGGTCAGCATCGTGGCACCGGCGTTCATCACCGACATCTGGTTGCGCAGCATGTCGATGAAGCTGCCCGAAAGCAGGTCGGTCGCGACCAGATTGCCACCGTCAGACGGCGTGCCGACAACCAGATCGCGGCGCTGGTCCGAACGCAGGAGATCGACCGGGATGGTCTCGCCTTCGCCGTCGCGACCCGTGCGCTGGCGGGCAGCGCGCGAGCATTCCAGTTCGAAGGCCGCAGCCTCCACGGCCTGACGATCCAGCGGGTTTGCCACCGCATTCATCAGACGCATGAAGCTGAAGCTCTGACGATCGCGCTGCGAAAGCCCGATGGCGGGATCTTCGGCAGTGCGAACCTGCCGCGCCTCGCCGACCCGCGCGTTGTAGGCGGCGATGAAATCATCCATCGAACGCCCGTCGCTGATCGCAGTTTCGGCCAGCTCACGGCAGTTCAGCCGTTCGCCCATCGCGCGGATATTGGCGATGCGGCTGCGCTCTTCGCGGCGCACCTCGTCGGCACTGGGGCCGGACGGCGCAGCGGAAGCAGGCGCCGCGGGGGCCGGTGCCGCTTCGCGGGTTTCGGTGACCGGGGTCGCCGGGGTGGCGGCCGGGGTGACGTTGGCAGGGGCAGCGCCCCCGCCGGCATTACGGGTAGCGGACATATCGTCTTCCTCTTCGGGTTGGAGAAGCGTGCGCGGGTCAAAGCCCGCAGGTTCGCCATCGCGACCGACCCCGACCGACGGATCGGCAGGGACAGCCACCAGGCTTATTTCGTAAGGTTCCCAGTCGGTGGCGCGGTAGGTTTCCTGACCCTCCTTGGCCTTTTCGAGCACCAGTTCGTGGATCCGGTAACCGACACTCACCAGCTTGCGGATGCCGTCCTTGACATCCTGAAAGACCTCTTCCGCACGCGCCGATCGACCAAACCGGACAACCGCGTAGGCCTTGCGCCCTTTGATCCAGGCGCGTTCCACAACGCCCACTTGGTCGCGGGTGTTGTGATCCATCAGCAAGGCACCGCCCGCGTTCAGGCGGCCAAGCCTGATCGAGGAAGCCTTGTGATCCAAAACCTCGGTCCCCCACCATCGCTGATAGGGCTCTTCCGAGGAGAAGCTCAATTCGACCGTGCGTGCCTCTTCGTCGATCGTTTCGGCACGCACTTCGAACGCGAGTTCGCGGGTCAGCTGTTCGGCCGGAACGGCCTCGCCGTCACGCACAAGCATCGGCCCGGCCGCCACCAACGCGGTGGCGCCGAGAAGGGCAGTTTTCGTCATCGTGGTTACTCCTGATCGTCGGGCGTTTAGGCGGGCGGCTGTTCACCGGCGCGCGGCGCGGCAAAACCCCGCTCCTGTTCGGCATCGAGTTCCGCCCAGACCTCTTCCGGATCACGGCCGCGCTCGCGAATAATCTCGGCGCGGCTCTTGATTCCCAGCGCCACCGCTTCGCGCAGCGCCATGATGTCGCTCTTGGGATCGACCCATTCCCACCGCCGCCCGAAGAACAGCGGGGCATTAAACTTGTCGAACTGCGAATAGGGCAGGCGGCGCAGATCAGCGTCGAAGATCAACGCCCGCGACAGCCACCACTCATAAAGCGGCACCTTGACCGTTTCGATGTACCAGCCCTGCAGCTGCTTCCACATCTCCCGCTCGTCGAGCGTACCCGCCCGGATCGACGAGAAATTGACTTGCGTAAGGTCGCCGGTCAGCCCGTGATAGCTCACAAGGCAGCCGGTCGCGATCGTCCGGCTCACTGCCTTCACGAACGGATCGTAATTCGCGTGCGGATAGTCCGGATCCCACTCGGTCAGCTCGTACCCGTCAGGGATCACATCGAACTGGCCGGGGGCAGCCTCGCTGACGAAATCCTGATCGGGTCCGAAAGCCTCGCCGTCCTCTTCCTCGTCCACCCGCATCGGCGCACCGGCCTCAGGGTCTTTCTGCTGGAAGAAGCCCATCTTGGCCGCACCGACATTGGCTGCAACCTGCGCCGCTTCCTGATACTGGTCGAGCATCTTGGCGCTGCGCAGCGCAGCATAGGCCCAGGGCACACCGCGCCACTGATTGACTTCCTCGGGCACGAACAGATGGATGATCTGCTCTGCCGGTATCCGGTCATAATTCTGCGACCAGTTGCCGTGAATGTCGCTGCTGTGCGCTTCCTTGCGGATCCAGTAGGCAACCGGCTTCATGAAGCCGTCGAACTCCACCGCCATTCGGATGCGGTGGCCGTTCGAAAGCTCGCGGTTAAGCTCTTCATCGAGCAGGTGACCCGGCAGCAACTGCACCTGACAACCGTGAATGCCGCGGTCTGTCCCTTCGACTTTCCGGATCAGCACTTCGCCATCGCGAGCCACCATCATGATCGCCAGCGCATCGGCAAGATTTTCGCTCAGCTGGCCGGTCACATCGTACTGGCCCTTCTTGGCCCAGCGACGATAGGCCGCCTGCAGCCGGTCGCTGTCCTGCTCGTCTCGGCTGCCATCGGCACGCCGCGCGTCAACCTTCAGGGTGAAGCCTGCCGGACCCACAATGTGGGTGCGCACCAGCGATCCGAACTTGCGCCCGAACTCGTTGTTGCGGAAGAAATCGCGGCTCCGCGCCCGCATCAAACGCAGATGCCGGTACAGCGACTGGTTCACGTTCTGGTCGTTCGTCGTCCAGCTCGCGGTCAGCCGATCCTGCCGCCCTACTTCAAAGCTGCGCGACAGGCTATGCCGCGACATCCCATGGCGCGGCAGCTTCATGAACGGCGGCAGCTCCGGCACCAGCTCGACGTCATCGTCAGGCGTGGCGCGGCCAATCTCGAATCCGAGGATCTTCATTTCAGAGCCTCATCAGCACGCGCTTGGGGCCGCGCCCCTTGTTGGTCTCACGCGCCACGATCCGGGCATAGTGCTTGCGCAGCGCCAGCAGATCAGCGTGTGGCACCTTCTCCAGAGCACGCCCGTCGGCGAACGTGAACTTCATGTCTTCCGAACTGGCGCGGTTCTCCAGCACGGCATCGATCGCGTCGAGCGCCCGGCGCGCGGGGCTGCGCTGGTCGGTGGCAGGCTTGGCCGGATCGGGTCGCACCTGCATATCGCCATGGTCGATCGTCTGCCGGTCGCCGTCCTTCGTTGCCGCGATCAGATAGCGATAACCGCCCGGAACCAGATCCGCCGAGTTTGCCGACGCCAGCACCATCAACCAGTCGCCGTCGTCATCGCTGGCATTCACGGTCACCGGCGCGGCGCCCGCCAGCGCCTGCAGCACCAGCGACACGGCCCAGCCTTCATCCGCCGGATAGTCCCCGACCGGGATCGCCAGACGCAGACTGTCGCCCGCGATCAGCGATGCGGGCATCCGGCTGAGGTTCATGGCTTTTCCTAGTTGAGGCGATCCATCCAGCCCCGGCCGCGCCGCACCGGCACCTTGCGGCGGCGGGCAGAGGGTGGAGCTTTTGCAGTAGCGGGCAGATCGTCCGGTTTTTCTGTCTCTGCCGGGGGCGGAGGGGGCTCATCTGCTTCGGCCAGCTTGGGCCAGAGCACTGAAAACCCGCGCCACACCCAGCGCATATCCACACGGCTCTGGGCATAGCCCGGCCGCAGCAAGGCCGCCTCGCCATAGACCAGGTGATCCCAGGTCTCGTTGCGCGTGCGGCGCTTCTTCCACTTGCCATCGACCAGCTCTTCGGCCGCGATTTCCTCGACATATTCGAGGCTGAGGTCGCCCGGCAGGTGGATGTAACCCGGCCCCGGCTGTGTCCGCCGGAGACGGGCGTCGATGATATTCTTGATCTTGTGGACGTTCGGGATCCACAGCCGCGCAGATCGCCGCTTGGCTCCGCCCTTGATCTTCTGGTCGGCAAACTGCCCGGGCGGCATCAGCGGTGCGGTGACTTTCGAACCACCTTTCAACAGGGTTATCCGCCGCTCGTGCACACCCAGCGCCAGCGCCGCGGCGAAGAAGAACTTCGCGCCTTCGGTTGCCTGGTCACCGCTCTTGTCGCTGCCGCCGGTATCCACCGCCACGCCGAGCACCGGCGCATGGCCGATGATCCGGCCCGGATCGGTCACCTCGCCCCGGTCGACATTGACCTGCGCGCCCTCGACCAGCGGGATCTTGCGATCGAACAGCGGCAGCAACGCCTTCCAGTGTTCCTTGTGCACGAAGGGCTGCACCCCCGTGATGCCGTCATCCAGCACCGTGATCGCGAAGCGGTCGATGAGCCATGTCTCGCGCCCGGCCGCAAAGCCGAGCAGCCCGACCTCGAAGCGATCGTGCTGGACGTCCACCACCCACTGCAACACCTTCGGCCCGCGCGGCACCGTGCCCGTGCGCCAGCCCGGTTCGCGCCGGCGGGCAAGGTCCTTGGCCTCGATCGGACGTTCGCCCGACAGCTGCGAGCGGTAATTCTTCCCGCCCTTCACGTTCCAGAAGGTGCGCAGCAGGCTTTCGTCCTGCCGCTCTTCCCAGGCAATTTCGGCCTCGCGCTGCTCGCGCGCCAGCTTCTCCCAGCTGGTGAAGCCCATCAATCCGTCGCGCCGGAAGGTCCGGCGATATTTGCTCGCACCCCTGTTCTTCGCGACGAAGCCCCGGTTGGGCAGGTCGGCAAGGCTGCGCAGCACGTCGAACCGGGCTTCCGGCTCGAGGATGCAGCCGTTGGCCCCGCACACCACATGCGCGCTCGCCGCCGCCTCGTCGGGGGTGCCCCGCGTGAATTTCAGGTCGTGCCGGATGTCGATTTGCCACCGCTCGCCGCAGCTCGGGCAGCGCGGATGCAGCCGCTCGTCGGTCCCGCCCTCGATGAAGGCCTCGATCCCGCCGCCCTCGATCGCCGGGCTGGAGGAGACCAGCGTGGTCTCGCGCCCTTCGAACGTGGTCTGGCGGCCGCGCAGCAGCCCCAGCAGTCCGCCTTCGCCCTCGATATCCTCGGGCATGGCGTCGAAATCGTCCGCCCAGGTATTGCAGTAGGGCCGCTGGCGCAGCTGCGATTTCACCGGCCAGGCGGCGCCGACGTAGCAACCCTTGAACAGCTTCAGGTGCATGTTGTCGGCGCTGCTGTCGGGCAGCAGCGCGTTGCGCAGCACCGGCACGGATCGCACCAGCTCGTTGATCCGCAGCTTGACGAAGGCCTCGGCCGCCGCCTTGTCGGGCTGCACCATCAGGAACGGCACCGCCGAGCGGTCGATCGTCCAGCCCATCCAGGCCTCGCCGACCATCGACTTGCCCGCCTGCGCCGGCCCCATGTCTCCGACCTCCGGCGTCTCGGGATCCCCGAGCGCGTCCATGATCTCGGCCAAATAGGGCAGGGCGAGCGGGTCGTAGCGCGGCATGAACCGCTCGGCCCACTGGGAAACGGTAAGGCGTTCCTTGGGAATGTAGATGTAGGCGTGGCGCGCGAACAGCTGCGCGCCGGTTTCAAATGGCGGCAGCGTCTCCACCCGCCGCATCAGCATCGTCGTTCTCCGTCAGCCCTTTCAGCGCGGCCGCAAACTGGCGGCGGTCATAGTCGATCAGCTCCTCGGCCGCCGCGAGCTGCTCGCGCGTGAGGCTTACGCGCTTGGCGAGCCGGGCCATGAAACTCGCGCGGCGCTGCGCATCGGCCACCAGCACGTCTGAGATCGCGGCTTCGATCTCGACCTTGCGGATCAGCTCGCCGCGCTTTTCGGCGACCTTGATCGCGTAGAGCTCTTCCTCGAGCAGCTTGCGCCGCTCTTCCGCTGACATGCCGACCTGCGACACATCCGCTGCCGAGCCCTCGCCGAGGAGCTCGAGGCCCAGCTGCCGCACCTTCTCGGCGTGCTCGCGCTCGCCCTGGACGCGCTTGGCCTCGCGTTCCTTCAGCCAGGCGATCCCGGCGGCAACATCGATCTCGTAAGCCTGCCCGTTGGTGCCGGGGTTGGCCGGAAAGTCCGGGTTTTCCTTGATCAGCCGCCGCAGCGTCGGCTCCGACGGCACGCCGGGGATCGCCGCGAACTCGCCGAGCGAGGCGATCAGCGCCTCAGCCATGACCGAAACCGTAAGAAAAAGCAGAGCCCCCGAAAAAATCCGAAACTCTCACACAAGCCGCGCCTTCGGCCCCCGTACAGGGAACATTGCCAGGAAGGACCCAAACCCCCTGCGCCCAAACGCCAGCGCCGAGCATGGCCTCAGGCATAGCCTTTTCCGGCCCAACCAGCGACTGGGGAATTTGCCGCGCGCTCACATTCAACCCCTTGACACGTTCGACGCGCAGAAATCCGCGCTGTTGAGGCCCTCGGCGATTGCACGCAATGCCGAGCGATAGCGCTTCTGCAGGCCTGCCTTGCCTCGCTTGACCCCCAGCGCGGGCATGATCTTCTCGGACCAGGGCAGCTGCTTCCACCCTCGCGCATGGTGATCAAGGCAGATGCCGAGCAACCGGCGATCAGCCTCGCCCGGCACCAGCATCAGCCATGCCGTCACCTGGTCGCGCCAGTCGACCTCGGCCCGCGACAGCGGCAGCGGGCGCAACTTAACCTCGGTCAGATCGCCACCGCGCGCGTCATAGTCCGACTGCGCATCTCGGCTCATCAGGTGCCACGGCCCATCCGAGGCAAACGGCCAGCGCCCCTCGCCGGGCGACCTGCGCCACAACACCGCCGCTTCGACCAGCGCCTCGCGCACCAGCTCGAACGTCCACCACTCCACCGCCTCGATATCCATAAGTCCCATTGCCTCAGCCCTCCATCTCAGTGGCAGTCGGAACTCTTGACAACTGCGACACGGAAGCCCCACGGAAGGCATCAGGTTTCGCAAATTCCTCAATTCCCATAACAACTTACCTCTCTATTTCTTCCCTCTGATTGGAAGAATGGAAGGGATGGAAGACAAAACAGGGGTCAGGGCGCTGCAAATCCCGTTGCGTTTCTCATGTGGAGCACCCCGCAAAATCCTTCCGAGCCTTCCAAACGCCAGCAACCCCACGAAATCGTGAGAGAAATTCCCTTCCGGCAAGCCTGATTTGCCCCTTCCGTCGCCGTTCCGCTTGGAAGGCCCGTCGCCGCCTTTTCCAGCGGCAACGCCTTGTTATGGCTGCGAAACAGCTAGTCACCCGGCACCCAATCAGGACTGTCGCCAGTGGGCCATTCGTAGCCGTTTTCGGGCTCTTCTGCGCCGCCCGCTTCTGCAGGGCCATCCGGCCCGCTCCACCTTCCTTCACGGATAGTCTCGGGGTCGATGCCGTCGCGCAACCGCACGCCCAGCCACTTCATGCCGTCACTGGCTTTCGAGACGAAGCCCTTGTCCAGCATCGCTTTCTTGAAGCCGCCGATCTTCCAGTGCGCGCCGCCCGCCTGCTCGCACCAGGCGAGATAGGTGTCGTGCAGCAGCTTGGCCGCCACGCGGATCGGGCGCTGGGGCGTATCCTCGCCCACCTCGCAACAATCGTGCAGGAACCGGCCCAGCTCGTCGCTCTGGTCGCGATAGGCCTCGGTCGCCATGCGCACCTGGTCGGGCTCGATCAGGCCATGCTCGCGCCAGTCGCACAGGCCCTCGAGCAGCCGGTTCAGGATCCCGCTCGCCTCAGCCTTGAGCTTGGCGGGCAGATCGCGATCGACATCAGCGCGGTCGACCGTCACTGACCACGGCACCAGCTGCATCCGTCGCCAGATGCCGTCGCTGGTGTCCTTGATCTCGGGCTTGTGATTGCCGCTGATCGTCATCTTGAAGTCGGGCAGGAAGGTGAAGAAGCCCTTGTTCAGGTGCCGCGCATCCACCGGATCGCCGCCGGTCACCATCTTGACGAGGCCTTCGTTCAGCTTCGCCCCCCGCTCCGGCTCGGAAACGCGAAGGAAGCGCACGCCCGGTAGGCGCGCGAGGTCGGGCGTGGCCTGATCGCCGCGGCGCTTGATGCCATTGTCGAGGAAGCTCTCGATCGGGATCGATCCGGCATAATCGCCTGCGATGTGGGCAATCGCCTCCACCGCCGTGCCCTTGCCGTTGCGCCCGCTGCCATAGAAGAACGCCAGCTTCTGCTCGCCGATGTCGCCCGTCAGGCTCAGGCCGAACCACTGGTGGATGAAGCGCCGCATGATCGGATCGGGCTGCACCTTGGCGATGAAGGCATCCCAGACGGGGGCCTCTGCGCCCGGCGCGTACTTCACCGGCGCCAGCTTGGTGATCAGATCCTCGCGCCGATGCGGTTCCTTGACAATCTTCCAGCCATCGACCTTCCAGTCGGATTTGCCCGCCGCGATTTCCTCGGGGGACCGCTTCACGCTGCGCCGTTTCAGCCGCAGCGTGCCGTTCAGTACGTTGATCGCCATGCGGTCGGCGTCGAGCTTGTCGGGCTCGATCGCGATGCCGGGGAAGGCCCGTGCGATCTTGGCAATCGAACCCAGCTTGCCGCTGGCCTCGCTGGCCTTGGCATGCGCCGCGATCGCGCCAGACCACAGCTGGCGGCTGCTGGGCGCGGTCGAGAACGCCTTGTCGCGCACCTTGCAGTTGGCGATGAAATCTGCCGCGTCCTCGACCGCCTTGTCGCTTTCAGGCGTCGGGATGCCATCCGGTCCGGAGGGAAAGGTCGAGCGGATCGACCGCTCCAGTTCGCCCCAGCCTTCGGACGTGCGGGCCATGGCCCAGATCTGGAAGTTCTGCAGCTTGACGCCGTCGAGCTCGTCGGGATCCTCGCAGCCCAGCGCCGCGATCAGGGCTGCCTCGTTGCGGATCGCGCGGATCGTCAGGAAGACGGACTGCATCACCTCTGCGGGCAGCGCGTCCTTTTCCTCGGAAAGCAGCCGCCAGCGCCGCCCGTCCCACATGAACCACCCGATCTTGTCGCAAAACCGGAAATCGTCGCCAAACCGCAGCCGCCAGCGCTCGGCATTGCCGAGATCGGTCAGCGGCAGACGCGCAGCCGCAAGATCGCGCGGCAGATCGGGCGCGGCGGTGATCCGCCGGGTGAACTGTGCTTCTGACATGACTCAGGCGGCCTCATAATCCGAGGCACGCTCCAGGCGCTTGCGGCACGGCGAAATCCACGCGAACCGCGCCGAGGGCCGCGCCATCCGGCCGACCTCGCGGCGGGCATCCCAGACGATCCAGCAGTAGGCAGTCGCAGTCGAACCCTCGGGCGCGAGACGACCCTTGTGCATCACCACCCGCTCGGTGAACTGAAGAATGTGCGCGGGCGGATGCTCGGAAAACAGCCGATCGAACCGGCCAACACCCTCGAGGAAAGCCGATCGAACGATCATCGCCACACCAACCCGCGACAGTGACAGCGCCCGCTTGATGAACGGCTCAGCCAGTCGGAACGGCGGGTTTGTGATGGTCCAATCAGTTCGCGAAAGGTGGTCGACCGGCCCGAACAGGTAATCGCGCTGGGTAATACCGACGCCGTAATCGTGAACATCACTGGCAATTACGTGGCCAAAGTACTCACGCAGCGGCGCGACCATATGACCGCGATTCGCAGCAGGCTCGCGGCAGTCCATCATCCCCAGCTTATGATCTTCCTCGATCAGCCATTCGCAAAGCGCCCGGGTCGCCCAAGGCGGCGTCGGAAAATCATCGAGGCTCGAATGCGGCTCCGACCGCTGCTGCATCACCGCTGACGACCGATTCTGTCCGCTCACGCCGCTTCCCCCATCGCGATCCGCGCGACCGGCGCGCGTTCCTTCACCTTCGGCAACCCGCCAACCTCGAGCAGCGCCTTGATCCGCGCACCCGCACCGGCATCGCATTCCAGCGTCACACGCTCGCCGAGACCGCGCAGGTGGGTCAGGGCTAGGCCCCAATCGATCACACAGATCCCGCGACCACGCCCGCGCATCCATTCCAGCGGATCGGCAAACACCCGCACCGTCACCCGCCGCTCGGCCAGCACTGCGGCCGCCACCGCTTCCTCGTAACGATCGAACCCGAGGCACCAGCCAAAGCCGGTGCGCCGCGCCACTTCATCAGGATGCGAGGTCGAAACCGCGATGATGTCGGCCAGCTGCCCGCACTCTGTCACCGCCAACAATAGCCGACCATCAGGCCCGCCCGGCTCCCAGCGCGTCCCGTCAGACGAAAGATGGACTCGCGCCGCGGCGATCGCGCACATAGCGCCCAGCTCGGCGACAAACTTGCCTTCGACGCCCAGCGCCTCGAGCCGCTGGCAGGCGCGATAATCGATCCCGCGCTCCACCAACTCGCGCGCCAGATCGGACGCAGTGTCGAACAGCGGACCGGGCAAGCGCTCTACAGGTGCGCCAAACACCGCCGCATAAAGATCGGAAACACGGCCCTTCACGCCGCAATGCTTTCTGCCGCGCGCAGGCTGCAAAGGCGCGCACCACACCGTCGAGCCTGTTGGGGGTGCACCGAACGGTCGCACTGGTCGCACCAGATCTTTTCAGCCTGGACGAACTCGGCCAGTTCACCCTCCTCATCGATCATCGCAGTGAACACCGATGCCGATTTCGGTTTCTTGGCCTTGTGCGAAACCCAGTCCAGCACGTGCGCGTCATGCGCCTTGCGATCGATGGGCCCAGCGATCAGCGCATTAATCTTCCGCGCCAAGGCAGCGTCGCGCTCCATTCGCGCCTCGGTCTGCCGCACCGCGTGAATGATGGTCGAATGATCGCGCCCGCCGATCAGCTTCGCGATCGAGGGGTACGACAAATGCGGGAAGCGCTGCCGCAGGACATAGCAGGTTGCCTGTCGCGGGATCGAAATCCACCGCGCACGCCCGCGACCGAGCAGCTTCGTCTCCGGCACGTCGAACGCGACCGCGCAGTTCCGACGCACTGCCTGAGCCGGTGAAAGAGGCGCAAGCGGCTCCATCACGCAGCCAGCTCCTGCGCCTGCTCACGCGCCTCGGCGAGAATGACCTCGATCATGGCATCGATCCACGACATCGACGGGTTCGCGCGACTTATGTCGTGCGCCTCCATCGCGATATCGTCGGGGCATTCATAGGCTGCCAGCGCGGCGACCAGACAGTCTGGATCGACGCCGGCGAGCAGATCGCGCGCGTAAATCCGCACGAGTGCCTCGATGGTTCGGGCACAATTTCGCACCGCGGTTTCGGGATAGGCCTCGCGCAGCGCTGCAAGCGCATTGCGGACAGCCGCTTCACCGCTCGACTTCACGAGGCGGGCCAACCGCGGGGCGCATTGCAGATCGCCGGGCTTCCAGACCGCCGCATTATTGCTCCGCACCATCCGCCAACCTGTCTCGCGCATGATCGTGTCGACCAGCACGGCCTCGGGCTCGCCAGCGGCGAGCATCCCGGCGAAGATGTCGGCTTGGCTTAGCTTTTGCCGCGCGGTGTTGAGCTTGACGAATGCCGCCGCCTCTTCACCTGGTGCGATGGCGGGGATCACAACGCATGGCAAATGCGGAATGTCACCGCGTTCCCGAGCGCCGGCAAGGCGGTGCTGGCCGTCGAGCACGAACAGAGAATTGTCTGCCCTGCGGGTCACCACCAGCGGTTGGCACAGCTTCCAGTCCCAGCACTTGACCATGCCGACAATGATCCGGCGCGAATGATGCCCATCGGTCGCACGCTGATAGGCGTCGTCAACCTGCAGCTGAGACACAGCAAGCCATTCGAGGCTCGGCGGATTGCCCACCATCGGGCCAGTCTTGACCTTCTCGAAAGCCATCACCCGGCCTCCACTTCAGCCAGCGTGCGGTGATCGCGGAACGGGAAGGGCGCAGTGGCGGCTCGCGCGCCGACGTCGGCGACGACGCCCCGGGCAAAGTCCTTCGCCAGATCAAACGCCGCCAGCGCCGCGTTCAGCTCGTCGCGCAGCTGCTCGGCCTCGGCGCGCGAAAGGATGCGCGGCCTATCCTGACACTTCCCGCGCTGCTCGCACAGCATCACCAATTGGCCTGTGACGCCGAAGCGCGCATCGCCATTAGGCATCGCTACGGCCCGAAACACTCGCGGATGGCCCGCCCAGGGATAAAAGATCGGTCGATCGTTCAAGCGCTTACTCCCTTCGTGCTCTTGCCCGCGTGCCGTCCGGTCAGGATGGTCGCCACGCGGGGCAGGTTCGGGCCGCGATCCTCGATCGCGATGCGGCCCTTGCGGACCAGCAGGCTCACCCGGTATTGCGCGGCCCCCTTGCCCGAGAGACCGCAGCGCTTGGCGAGCTCCTCAAGGCTCGGGCAGGGCCGGTCGCTCACAGCCGCGGCCGCAATGCACTGGAACACCATCGACAGGCTGGACCGGCGAACCGTCTTGCGCCGCGCATAGCCGCGCGCCGCGCGGCGCTGGTCGGCCGCGCTGAGCGGCGCAGAGCTGCGCTGCACCAGGAACAGGAATTGCTCGCCCTCGCGCTTGCGCACCGGCGTCAGCACGCCGGCATCGACCAGTGGCCGCATGGCCGTCACCAGCTCGACCGGTGGGCGATCCCCGCGCCCATAGGTTGCCTGCGCGCCGGGACCTGCGCTTTCCGCAAAGCGGAAGATGTCAGCCGCCCCCCGCAGCATCAGCGCGGTTCCCCGTCCTGATCTTCAGGATCGCGCGGCTCTACCGACTTTGCGCGAACAAGCGCACTTTGGGGGATCAGACGATTACCCTCACGCACAAAGCGCGGGGCGGTCAGCATCCGGTTGTCGTATCCCTCGATCACGGTCACTCTCCTGCCAGCGGCTGCAATTCGGCAATGGTAGCCTGCGCCAGCTGCTCGAGCTCGGCGCGCTCGCGGTGATCGAGCCGGCCATCGGCCATCATCCGCGCGATCGTGCCCGCCAGATCATTGGCCTTGGCGGCCGCGAGCAGCGCGTTGACATCGTCGTCCTGGTCGCGCGCGACGAGGCGGAGGCCGGTCGGCCGGATCAGCTCGTCGGCAAGATGGCGCGGCAGCTCGCCCAGCAGCGCGCAGAAGACATGGCCGGGCAGGGTGACGCCATCGGCCCAGCGCCGCAGATCGCGCGGGGTCTCACCGACCGCGCGGGCCAGCGCCTCGATCGCGCCGCCCTCGTGCTCGAACCGGCGCAGGACATTGCCGAGCCGCTCGGCCAGATAGTGCTTGGAAGGCAGGTCAGGCCGCATGATCGTGGCGCTCCTGCGTGATAAATGTCCGACTATGACGTGCCGCCCTGACATCATCGTTCAAATCGCCAGCATCGATCCGGCCATCCGAAAGCCGCTCGATCGCCAGCGCGACCGGCAGCGAGCAGGGGCCGCCGCGCTCGAGCAGCGAAACCGACGCCTTGTTGGCAAGGCCGATCTTGTGCGCAAACTCGATCTGGGTCAGGCCCAGCTCGCGCCGCAAGGCTTCAATCGTAAGTTGCTTGTCCATGCTCGCTAGTTTGCATATTGCAAACTGTATTACAAGCCCCCCAGTTTGCGTGGGGCGTAACGACAGGCGATTGCCGTGTTTGTATTCTGCAAACATGGCAAAGCGCACCCGGCCGGTGATCCCGGTGACCTGGTATCTAAAGGAATGGATGGACACGCTGGGCGTGAACCAGTCCTTCATGGTGCGCGAGGCGGGCTGGTCGAAAACCACCGCCAGCCTGCTCTACAACTGCCAGCAGGACATGAATGTCGACCTGTTGAAATCGGCCGCTGCCGCCCTGAAGCGCGAGCCCTATGAATTGCTGATGCCGCCCGAAGATGCCTTCCAGATCATCCGCCACAGGCAGGAGATCGAGCGCGAGGCCCTGCGCCTTGTGTCTGATCGGCAAGCAAAATTCACTGGCAAACAGGAAGACGACGACTTACCACCCTTCCAGCAGACCAAGGCTGGCAAGGGATGAAGGCAAATGGGGCGATACACTGTCCACCTGGTCGGTGAGGCAAATTATCAGGCTGCGATCGCCAACCTGTCCGCCGGTGATCCCGTTACCATCGAGCACGAACCCGACAATCCCCACGACCCGCGCGCCCTGCGCTGCGCCGATGTGACCGGGGCCACCATCGGCTACATCGAGCGCGACAGCTGGCTTGCCCGCGCCATGATTGACCAGAAGACAGCGATTCGCGCTGGGGTCAAAGCCATCATCGGCGGGGAAAAGGGCAAACCCACCCGTGGCGTCGTGCTCACCGTCCTGACCGGCGCTGATGCGAAACCGGGCAGCAGGCCGCCGGCCAGCCAGCGCTCGCCAGCGCCGAAGAAACAGTCCGAAGGCTGCCTAAAGGTTGCCGTCATCGTGATGGCCGTGTTCGTCGGGCTTGGCGTGCTGGGCAGCGTGATCGGGCCGGACAAGACGGAAAACGCCGACGGTTCGGGCACTTCGTCGTCGCCGAACACCGACGAAAGCGAACAGGAACGGCGCACGGCAGGGTTTCATTGCCTGTCCGGTTGGGATGGCTCGCACCGCGAGCTGGTGAGTGCGCTCAAAGATAGCCTGCGGGATCCTGACAGCTTCGAACATATCGAAACGAAAATCACCCCGGTCAACGACAAAGGCGAGCACGTCCTACTAATGCGCTATCGCGCCCGCAACGGCTTTGGCGGCATGAATGTCGGCGCCCTGATGGCGACCGTGCGGAACAGCGATTGCAGCTTCCAGATCGTGCAGAACGCCAGCCAATAGCGCACGCAGTTTGCGCAACGCAAACTTTTAGCTTGACCATCTAGTTTGCAACATGCAAACACCGCTTCCGTCAACAACGGAGGCGAGCATGCCACGCACCTTCACGATCCCGGCAGGGACGGTTTTCAAGACAGTCAGCCCGCCAGACGCCGCCGACATCGTCGTTCGCGGGCCGATCAAGCTGCTGACCGGCAGCGATCCGGTGACCTTCCGCCCGCTCTCAGCCGCTGGGTTCCGTCGCTGGAACGGCTCAGGATTTGAGGCCGGACCCGATCGGGAAGCTGGGCAATGACCGGGCCCGTCTCCCCCGCCACCATCGCCCGCATAGCCGAGGAGCAATTCCGCCAGCGCGTCACCGCTCTGAAGCGCGCGGTCGACAATGGCGACTGGCCCGGCGATCCCGCCAATGAAACCGCGCGCCTCTGGCTCGCGATCGCCGCCGCTGCCGGCGCGAAGCTGCCCGAGCTGCAGGTGCCCGCGATCTTCCCGATCGGCCGCACCTGCTCGATTATGGCGCACAACATCGCCGAGCCGCACGCCTACCTAGGTGAACTTGCCCGCGCCCGCGATGTCGCCATCGCCAAGGCCGAGGCGAACCCCAAGGATCTGCGCGCCGACCAGAAGGCCCGCGATCTGATCGCACTGGCCGACGCCCTCGGCGCCCCCGCCTTCGATCACAGCCCCAAGCCCGAAAGGAAGGTCGCATGACGCACAATGGCATGACCCTGCAGACGCTGGAATTCACAGCGGCCCAACTGTTCGCCGATGCTTTGCGCGCGCATGATCTGACACCGGTGATCGACGATGACTATCCGGCGGTGCGGTTTCGCTACGAGCAGGCCGCCGCTATGCTGATCAAGACCTTCATCGACAACGGCAGGATCGGCGCACCCGTCCAGCCCGCCACGCCCGTCCAGCGCATCATCGGTGAGATCGAGGCCGAGATTGGCAAGGCCCTCGCCAAGTTCCCGACATGGCCGACGCGCATCATCGACGCGGGCAATGTCGTTTCCGAGGAAGCGGGCGAGTTGGCCAAGGCCTGCCTGCAAGTGGTTTACGAGCCGCACAAGGAAAGCCTCGCAGGCGTCCGGCAGGAGGCGATCCAGACCGCTGCCATGTGCATCCGGTTTCTGCTGAGCCTCGATCAGTATGAGCTCTCGCCCGGGCCACAGCACAAGCAGGAGCTCGGCTGATGAGCGACGAAACCTTCCGCCGCCTGTTCTGGTCGGCCGCGCTGCTGTTCAGCGTTGCCGTCTGGACTTTCGCCATCATTGGCGTGCGCGCCACCTTCGCTGACTGGCCGTCGCTGTCGGTGTGGTCAGCCAGCACGAGGGCCTTCTGATGCTGACCGCCCTCTTTCTCACCGCATGGCAGCACGACCGCACTGCGCTGCTGATACCGTTTTTCATGATTGCCCTGCCGCTGGTGGGGGCGATGTTGGCAATGATTGGAGAGTGATGATGGAGCCCAGCTTTGGCAGGTGGATGCTGCACTCAATGTCGCTTGTGGCGAACGTTCTTTTATTCATGGCGGTGCTGTCTGAGGCTTCGGAGCCGTATGTTCCGAGAGACACGCCGCCAGAACCTCTTGTTTACATCGTCATAACCGCGCTGTTTTTGCTGAACATTGCCAGCGCGCTTGTGGCCGTTTCCAAGGAGCAACCCGCATGACCCCCGAACGCACCCGCCTGCTGGCGGAAAAGGCCCGCATCGAGGCCGAACTGGCGAAGCTGGATGATCCTTACGGGCCTGCCGTTGAGCGTTATTGCGAGGTGTTGGGCCTTAACCCTGCTTATCACGCCCAAGCCGCAAGGGTTGGCCTCATCGCCGCCGCCCCGCTGATCCCGCGTGATGCGGGCATGACGGATGCGGAGATTGAGGCATTGGCGGAAGCCAAGTTGTCAGAAGAAGCCGCGCATAGTCCGTCTGCACGAAGGGCTGTGATCGCTGCCATCCGCGAGACCCTGAAGCGCGCCCCGCAGGTGCGGTGGCCGGGGGAGGATGAGTTGCGGGAGATGGCAACAGACATTTCCGAGACATACGGCCCCTATGGATCGGCAATGCAAATGGCCCGCCGCCTCAAGGCCAACCTGACGGGAGAAGGCAAGTGAGCGAGGAACTGAAGCCGTGCCCGTTTTGTGGGGGCGAGGCAAGGCTGCATCGCCCTTTGGGTGATTGGTCGTCACAAGAGGGGTATGGCCCGTCACGTTGGCGATATGGATGCACAGATTGCGGCGCGTATAGCGGAACATCAACGCTGACCCAAGCCGAAGCCATTGCAGCATGGAACGCCCGCCAATCCGCCACGACCGAAGCACTGGCGGCGATGGAGCAGGCGGGAGCGGCGTTGCGAGAGCATATTTACGAAACCACGCACTTGTCCCCCGAAGAGGATGATGGGTCGCATTGGTGCAGTATTAGCAAGAACTGCCTTAACGGTTCGCGCCAAGCCCTCGCCACACTCACCGAACAGATCGAAAGGATGCGCGGTGAGGTGCAGACCCCCTCGGGCGGAATGACAGGAGAGTGAGATGGGAACTACTGGTGAACTTGTGCTGTTTTTCCGTGAGGGCGGGTTTTACCCTGTGATGCTTTCCGGCCTGAAACCGACTGCCGACGAGGTGCCCGACCACGTGGCGCTGAACCCCGGCACTACTCGCGTAGAAACGCTAACCGGCGAGGTAATCTGGCCTCCGAAGGTGACGCAATGACCCGCGCCCTCAATATCTTCGCCACCGACAAACCCTCGCGCTGGTCGCATGGCCCTATTCAGCCCATGACGCCGGAGGATGAATACTTCTGGAACTGGCGGCGTGAACGCAAGGAAAAGGAGCGGGCGCATGGGTGATCTGGTGGAGCGGTTGCTGAAATATGCGCCGTGGGTGACGAAACCAACGGTTGCCGAAATTATGGCCGAAGCCGCCGACGCAATCGAAGCCCTCACCGCCGAACGCGATAGGCTCAAGGCGGAACTGGCGGGGGCGCGGGAGGCTTTAGGCAAGGTGATTGATGCCTGTGACCGTGGCAGAACCATCCCTAAAAACGGCGCTTGCGGTATGACCATAGAGGCGCAAATTCGCGCATCTTGCATCAACGGCGTGGATGCTTGGCCCATCGAAGAGGCCCGTGAAACCTTCTACGCCCTCGCCACACAGGAGAACACCGATGCAGCGTGAGACGATCGTGGAGGCGATGGCTCAACAGATGCTCGCAACCGTTCTGTTCGACGGCGACACGTTCAAGGATTGGCTTTCCCCAATCACCGATGACGAATTTGCCGTCTGCACGGAACTCGCCCAAGCCGCCCTCACCGCCCTTGAAGCCCTTGGCCTTGCGGTGATGCCGGTGTGGCAGGACATTGCCAGCGCGCCGAGGGATGGGACGCGCATTCTTTTGTGGCGCAAGGGCTATTGCTCTGTTGGCGAATGGGATGATGACATGGGTGGCGCGTGGCTGGCCAAGGCTGGTCTTTTTACCGCCCTTGATGGGGGCGAGTGTGAAGTCCGCCTCAACCCGACCCACTGGATGCCCCTTCCCGCAGCACCGAACCAAGCCGCGAGCGATAACGCATGACCTCCCGCCGCGTCCTTGTGCCTGACTGGCCGCGCATGACCCCCGTCGCCCGCCAGAAGCTGATCGCCGCGACCGATCTGATCCGCGCCGCCAGCAACGCCGACAGCTTCGATGCCGAGGCCGTGAAGACCGCCCTGCGCGAGCTGGGCGCGAACATCGTCGACCAGCACACCAACACTTACTCGATCCGCCTCGCCGGCGTCACCGCCAGCAGCACCTATGACAAAGGCGAGCAGCTGCTGGTCCGCTGGGCCGCCAACGCCAGGGCGAAACTGGTAGAGGGGGAGGGGTGATGGCTGATCGGCGATCCGGCAGAACCAGCAAAGCGCTTGCCGCGCTGCCGGATGGCAGCATCTACATCGTCACGCACGAAGCACAGAGAAGGCATTGCCAGCGCCTCATGCAAGATGCCGGGCGGCGCCAGCAAGCCCTTCACATTGTCACCCTCGATGAGATGCGGCGGGGCGACAAGCTGCGCGGTCTGCCGAGAACAACTGTGCTCGACGTCGATCACTTCGTTTTTGAGAGCGGGATGTGCAGTGCGGGCTCGGAGATGCGCGAGCACCTCCGGATGTGGCAGCAGCGATATTCCGTGCCTCGGGTGAACTGGTGATGACCGCCCAGCTCGACCTTATCGCTACCGCCGAACGCGATCAGCCCCCGCAAGACTTCGGCGAGAAGGGCAAGCGCGCGTGGTTCTGGCAGGACTGCAGCTGGCAGGTCGGCACGGCGTTCGAGATCAGGGCGGATGGCCGCGTCGCCGGCATGTGCCGCGACTATGGCCCTTGGGGCTCGCCCTATCCCGGCTCGATGCCGCTGCAGACGCATGGCAGCTGGCCCCAGCGCGAAGTGCGCTGGAAGCGCCCGGCCAACCAGTATGAGGGACCGAGCCGATGATCCCCAACCTCCTCACCGAGGCCGAGGCCGCCGCCCGCCTGCACATCGCCCCGCGCACCCTGCGCGCGCTGCGCAGCAACGGCCAGATCCGCCACGTCCGCCCGACGCCCCGAACAATCCTCTATCGCGAGGACGACATCGCCGACTATATCGAGCGGCAGGCCCGCGAGGAGCGCCCCTCATGTCCGTCTACAAACCCGCCAAAAGCCGCTTCTGGCAATATGACTTCCAGTTCAAAGGTTGTCGGCATCACGGCTCTACGGGATGCACGTCGCGCCGCGACGCGGAACGCTACGAAGCCGACATCCGGCGGAAGGTCGCGCTAGGCGAGACGGCCAAGCCCCCGATCACGCTCGATCTGGCCTGCGGCGAATGGCTCGAGCTCAAGGGCAAGCACCAGCGCAGCCACAAGACCACCGAGTACCAGCTCGAAAACCTCGCGATCGGCCTCGGCAAGAACCGGTGGCTGCACGATCTGACCCTGCGCGACCTCGACAAGTACATCGCCAAGCGCCGCGCCAGCGTCTCCAATGCCAGCGTCAACCGCGAGATCGCGCTGCTGCGCCGGGTCTGCAACTGGTGCGAGGCCCGCGGCTATGACGTCCCGGTGATCGACTGGCGCGAGGCGAAGCTGAAAGAGAAGGCCCCCGAAACCCGCATCCTCAGCGCCGAGGAGGAAGCGCGCCTGTTCGATCACCTGCCCGAAAGCCTGAAACCGATCGTGGAGTTCGCGCTGATCAGCGGGCAGAGGAAGGCCGAGATCGTCACCCTGCGCTGGAGCGACGTCGATCTGGTCAACGCCCGCGCCACTGTCAGCACCAAGGGCGGGCAGCGCCACACCTTCCCGCTGACGCCGCGCCTCGCCGCGATCATCCGCCAGCAGCCGAAGGTCTGCGCCCAGGTCTTCACCTATGTCTGCGAACGCCCGAGCCCCAAGCGCAAGGACCGTGTCGCCCGCCGCAAGGGTGAGCGCTATCCGTTCAGCAAGCAGGGCTGGGACCGCAAGTGGCGCCGCGCGCTGGTCGAAGCCGGGATCGAAGGCTTCCGCTTTCACGACACGCGCCACACCGCGCTGACACGCCTCGGCAGCATCGAGGCCGCCCAGCGCCTGGCAAACCACAGCGATATCCGGACGACGCGCCGCTACTTCCACACCAGCGAGGACGAGGTCAGGCAGCGGATGGCTGCTGCGGAGTCCCGGAATAGTCCCGAACCGCAGGAAGGGGAGGGCGCTGAAACCCGCAGAAATGCTGGGGAGAGCGCTTGATCGCCCATCGGCTCCCAAAGCAGATGCGCTACCAGACTGCGCTACTCCCCGACGCCTGTTTGTCCGCCCAGTCTCCTCGCCCCGGTGGGCCCGGCAGGATTCGAACCCGCGACCTAGC